TACATCTATATTTTCATTAAATTGTATAGTATTACTATTTCCAGATAAAAAACTGACTACATAATTATAACCAGGTAAACTAGTTATGGTATAATCTCCAAATGCAGTAAATAATTCTAATGTGGTAATAGTTACAGGCAAAGAAGCTTCACTGATTTTTCCTTGAGAACTCACTGATTTTAATTCAATAGAATAACTTGTGTTTGAAGTCAAGTTAGTAATTGTAACAGGACTAGAAGATTGACTTGGAGAGAAAGGAATAAAATCAGAACCGTTTAAGGAATATTGATAATTAACAATAGTAACATTTGGAATATTAGATTGTGTAAATGAAATAACTACACTAGTAGTAGTAATATCAGTAGAAACTAAATCAGTGGGGGGTAATGGTGATAATTCTAATGTGGTAATAGTTATAGGTAAAGAAGCTTCACTGATTTTTCCTTGAGAACTCACTGATTTTAATTCAATAGAATAACTTGTATTTGGAGTCAAGTTAGTAATAGTAACAGGACTAGAAGATTGACTTGGAGAGAAAGGAATAAAATCAGAACCATTTAAGGAATATTGATAATTAACAATAGTAACATTTGGAATATTGGATTGTGTAAATGAAATAACTACACTAGTAGTAGTAATATCAGTAGCAACTAAATCAGTGGGGGGTAATGGTGATAATTCTAATGTGGTAATAGTTACAGGCAAAGAAGCATCACTGATTTTTCCTTGAGAACTCACTGATTTTAATTCAATAGAATAACTTGTATTTGGAGTCAAGTTAGTAATAGTAACAGGACTAGAAGATTGACTTGGAGAGAAAGGAATAAAATCAGAACCGTTTAAGGAATATTGATAATTAACAATAGTAACATTTGGAATATTAGATTGTGTAAATGAAATAACTACACTAGTAGTAGTAATATCAGTAGCAACTAAATCAGTGGGGGGTAATGGTGATAATTCTAATGTGGTAATAGTTACAGGCAAAGAAGCATCACTGCTTTTTCCTTGAGAACTCACTGATTTTAATTCAATAGAATAACTTGTGTTTGGAGTCAAGTTAGTAATTGTAACAGGACTAGAAGATTGACTTGGAGAGAAAGGAATAAAATCAGAACCATTTAAGGAATATTGATAATTAACAATAGTAACATTTGGAATATTAGATTGTGTAAATGAAATAACTACACTAGTAGTAGTAATATCAGTAGCAACTAAATCAGTGGGGGGTAATGGTGATAATATTGGAGATGGTATATTATTAGTTTGATTTAAGAATAAATATTGCGGTTGTATAATAGGGTAATTACTTTGAACTGCTAAACCAAAACAAAAATTAGAATTAGATACTCCACGTCTATAAAATTTACTACTATTTTTAATGCCTACCATATATAATTAATATATTTTTTAAATGTTTTTAAACATTACATAAATTAACTAATTAAATGCTAAAATTACTATTCCTGAGCCACCATTTCCTCCCGGACTATTGCCACTACCATTTGCAAATATAGCACTTCCACCACCACCTCCACCTGTATTAACTGTTCCGTTTTGTAATGGAGACCCACTTCCTTGCCCATTGCCTCCTCCTCCTAATCCACCCAACCCTGGTTGATTTCCTATACCTCCTACTTTCCTTTGCCCTCCTCCTCCTCCTCCGCCATAATAATTACCATTTACTGACCATTGAATTCCATTTCCTCCGTAACCTCCAGCATAGCCGCCGTTCGCAGAAGCATTACCAACACCATTAGCACCACCACCACCTCCTCCTCCCCAACCACCTTCACCAGTTCCACCATTATTTCCATAAAATGTTAATAATCCGGTACTATCTGTATTAGTAGTAGTTCCACCTCCATTACGAGTTTTCCATGCACCATATCCGCCCCCACCTGAACCACCCGCATTAGCAACATTCCAAGAATAATTTCCACCTCCATCAGCATATCCACCACCAGCAAAACCACCCCCATTGGCAATTATTGTTATATCTGTTCCTGTAAAAGAAGTATTTCCTCCATTTGTTGGCGTGGTTGTAGAATTCGTTGCAGCAGTTGAACCCGCGCCAATTCCTATAGAATACAATACACTGCTAGAGATTGGAACTGTACCTATTCCAACTGCACCGGCACCTCCCCCTCCTCCTCCTTCATATATATTATCCGTTGGATAATACCCACCACATCCTCCACCTCCAACAATTAACATATTTACATCTACATTTTCATTTCCATTAAATTGTATAGTATTACTATTTCCAGATAAAAAACTGACTACATAATTATAACCAGGTAAACTAGTTATGGTATAATCTCCTGATGCAGTAAATAATCCCAATGTGGTAATAGTTATAGGTAAAGAAGCTTCACTTATTTTTCCTTGAGAACTTACTGATTTTAATTCAATAGAATAACTTGTATTTGGAGTCAAGTTAGTAATAGTAACAGGACTAGAAGATTGACTTGGAGAGAAAGGAATAAAATCAGAACCGTTTAAGGAATATTGATAATTAACAATAGTAACATTTGGAATATTAGATTGTGTAAATGAAATAACTACACTAGTAGTAGTAATATCAGTAGCAACTAAATCAGTGGGGGGTAATGGTGATAATATTGGAGATGGTATATTATAAGTTTGATTTAAGAATGCGCATGTTCGTCCATTTCTTAGACTGTAGTTTTCAATTGCTCCTTTTTTTTTACATGATACTGTTCCCCCTCCTCTAACTCTACGAATAGTACTTCGAGTACCACTTGGGTAATAATTTTTAGTTGATATAGGAGCATAATTTGGTAAATTTACTTTATAACCAGATTGACCAATTGCATTTGCTCTTATTATATTTACATATTGAGAAGAAGCAATTGGTGGAATATAATTTGTATGAGTAGAGACTGCTTTAAACGTATCATATCCCTTAATATGATATGATAAAGGTTTAGTATGCTTTGCTTCGGCAATTTGTTGGACGGCAGTCTGATTATTTACCGAGGTTCGTAAATATTGATGCCTTGCGTTTGTATTCATTTCACTCGCGACTGGCTCATTCTGACTATAAAAAAAAGGTGGTGTTGGGTGAATTCCAGTTAAAGTACCGTAACTATGATACGGTATTTGTCCCGGTGTTTGATTTGTCGATAGAGGTCCAGTAATTCTGGAATTAACATAGTTATCATAAGAAACACTACCGATATTTGTAGATACTCCATAAGGACTTGACATTATATACTATAAATATATTATTATATTTTGCTATAATATATTTATAGTATATATGAGCGATTATAAAGATATACATGCTGATAGAAAAATATCTAAAGGTTTAGAAGTATTATCAAATGTGTTTAGATGTAGTAAATGTAAAAAATATAATACGATTTACATTAAAACTTTATATATGAATTGTAAGTTTTGTGGTCAACCAAATTATATTCGAAAAACATCACCACATTTTTAAAGAAAATAAAGTTTTACATTTTTTAATAACGTCTACTAGCTCTAACCGCGGATTGTGAAGCGTTAAATTGGTCGCCCCCAAATGTAAGGTCATTATAGTTATTATTTACTGCTTTTTGTTTTAAATAAGTTGTATAGTCACTGGAATCATATACATATTTTACGTTACATGTGGCAGATGGAATTGTATCATTTAACTGTAGTGTGTTGTATATTGCTGATGGAATGCAAGTTTTTTGTGTAGCACCAAATCTTTGTCTTAATCCACGTAATCCCGGACGACTTTGAAAACTTTGACATGAACCACCGCAACTAAAATTTTCTCTTGATAATAAATCCCCCGCATTATTAACGGCTCTAAATGGTCCGGTAATAGGTTTTTTAATTTTGCTAATTTTTAATTGCGTTAAATATTTTGTATTCCATGCTTCTTTTAAAGTGAAACGAATTTGTTCAAATTCACTATATTTTCTGTCAACGGTCTGTGTTTGTTGAGGCATATATCCTTGTATAGCTCCACCAGAATTACCTTTTTTTGTTGCAAATAATGAAAATGCTACATTACTACCATTAATAGGACTTGTATAACCGACACTTGTCATTTATATAATATACTATTAAAAAATATTATATAATTATATAAATGTTTGAACTAGTTACTTTAATAAGTGCAATAATTTTTATATCACTAGATGCAATGTATCTAAATATATTTAAAAGTTATTTATCATCCCAAATTCAGTCGATTCAAGGTAGTAAAATAAAAATAAACTATCTAGGAGTAGTATTATGTTATTTGTTTTTAATTATTGGACTAAATTATTTTATTATAAAACCAAATAAACCTGTTGAAGATGCGTTTTTATTTGGGTTAATTGTATATGGTGTATTTGAAACCACAAATTACGCTAGTTTTGATAAATGGTCTATTTTTACTGTATTTATTGATACCTTATGGGGTGGAATACTTTTTGCATTAACTACTTATATTACAAAATCTCTACGTAAGTTATTTTAACGGAATAATTTCTCAATATCTTTTTTGTATATTACCTTTTGTTCTTTTAATAATTCCGATAATTTAAGAAATTTATTTTTATTTTCCGTGATTAATTTTTTTGCCTCCGCATATGCCTCTTTTACTAATGCAAGAGACTCTTTATCCATTATAAATTTTGTATTATCAGAGTATTTCTCTCCGACACCTAATGTTCTACCTAAAAATGGATTTGACTCATCACTTACGTCTTCATTAAAAAATACTTCTAATGTTTCCCCCATTCCAAAATTACCAATCATTTTCTTTGCTAATTGATTTGCTTGTTTTAAATCTTGGTATGCTCCGATACTAACAAAATCGTCACCATAATATACATGTTCTGCCGCTTTTCCGCCCATACCAATCACAAGTCGTTTTTTAAGCAAATCTTTAGTGTAAAGTCCTCCTGCCTTAATTTCTGGTTTTTCACTAAAAATCGTATATCCACCCGCTCCATTATATGTAGCTTGAATAGATGCCTTTTGAAAATCAAAATATTCTTTAAATAAAAGTGTCAAAAGGGTGTGTCCGCTTTCATGTATGGCAACTCTTTGTTTTGTTGCGGGATAATTTGTATCATTTGTCTTAATTAAACCAACTAATAATTTCTCAAACGCATCAAAAATATTTTCCTGTTTAATTACTGTAGCATTATTACGAACTGCTAATATCGCTGCCTCATTTATTAGATTCTTAAGCTGCGCTCCGGAAAATCCGTCTGCTAATTCAGCAATATCAGAAATGCTAATATTTTCTTCGACATTTTTTTGTTTTGTATATAATTCCAAAATTTTCTCTCGCGAATATTTGTCTGGAAGAGGTACCCGAATAATTCTATCAAATCTACCAGGTCTTAACAGAGCTTGATCTAAAACATCTTTTCTGTTAGTAGCAGCAATAACAATAATTCCGTCATTATTATTAAACCCATCCATTTCATATAATAATTGATTCAATGTTTGTTCTCTCTCATCATTTGCTAAATTAATACCAGCCCCACGTTGACGTCCTACTGCGTCAATTTCATCGATAAATATAATTGCAGGTGAAGACGTTCTTGCCTTTTCAAATAAATCCCTTACACGAGATGCCCCCATTCCAACAAATAATTCAACAAATTCTGAACCAGAAATACTAATAAATGTAGAATTTGTTTCGGTAGCAATTGCTTTTGCTAATAATGTTTTCCCTGTTCCTGGAGGTCCTTCTAATAAAATACCTTTCGGCATTTCTGCTCCAATAATAGCAAATTTATCTTTACTTTCAATATAAGAAATAACTTCTTTACATTCGTCAATTACTTCAGGAGAACCAGCCCATGAATTTAACGATACATTTGGTTTAATATAATTATCCTTTTCTTTTTTAAAAATACTTTGAAATGGATTTCTATTATTATTACCCATCGGATTAAATAGATTTCTGTCTTTTATATTTTGTCTGTTCGAAAAATTACTGCTTCTAACTATAGATGAAAAAATAGATAATATTAAAAATAACGGGAATGCATATGATATAAATTGTAAAACGTCTGATACAATTGTCTGAAATAATTGCACATGATTTGGTGTTAAATTTTCAAAATAAATAGGAATATGATGGTCGCTTGTTTTTTGAATTATATTAGAAATGACATATGGATTTATATTGGTAATATGAAAATCAGTAAAATCTGTTAACTCGCCCTTTGTTACGTCAAGACTAACTAATTGTTTATAATTAGTATCAATATATACTTTAGAAACTAAATTATTGTTAATATCATTTAGTAAATCATTATAGTCTTCTGGTATAAAAAATGATTTATAATTTTGTATAAATTCAATGTCTTTTACATTAGGTAATCCTACCATTGGGGATTTATTTGTTATTAATTGTAATATATTTGTATTATCATCTGGTTCAATTAAATCTAATTTTGCACTATTATCATAATTTTCTAATTCCTGTGAAATCAATTGAATATTGTCGTATAATTTATATTTAGATGTTTTTAAATTTGTGTTAATTTTATATAAAGATTGAAATGAAACTATAAAAGTAGTTTGTAACAGTAACAAAATAATACTATATTGCATACTTATGTATTATAACTATATAATAACTGTTTAAATAATAATTATAAATTATTTAGAGCGAACTTCTTTTTATATATAATAGGTTATTAGGATGTTTATTTTAATATTTATCTTAATATTTAAAGATATTATTTCTTTTAAACCGATGTTTTATGTATCTAATTTTAAAACCCATTTATTACAAACAAATATGGTTTACAATACTGTTCCAATAACTGATTTAATTAAACCGACTAAATATTATCATTTTGATAAATTACCTACTTTGGAACCTCCAAATGACACAGGTCATCTAACTTGGTATCCAATTGGATTTGCAAAAGATTTTAGTTCAAACCAAAGACAAATAACCATACGAGATGTAAATTATATTGTTTGGAAACATAATAATACGTATTATGGTATGAGAGATGCGTGTAGCCATCAGGGATCTTCTTTTTTGAAAGGTCGTACTTATGCAAATAAAATAACGTGTCCTTATCACGGTTATATTTTTAACGGTAAAAATGGAAATTTGATAAAAATACCAAAAATGGTACATTTTCCGTGCGAACATTATAATATAAATGTGTTCAAAGTAGTTGAAAAAGGTGAAATAGTTTATTTGAATACAATTCCACTTAATGAAGAAAATAAACAATTTATTGATGAAAATTTGATTTTCGTTGAACCTGAATTTTATAACTCTGATCATAAAGTTATTTTATTAGATAAAACATTTGAACAATATGCTAAACTAGTTACAGTAAATAGTTTAGATATTTGTCATATCGGGTTTGTACATACATTTGGAAATAAACAAAAACCGAACCCACTAAATTTAGTCAATATTAGCAAATTATCAGACACACATAATCATTACCATGCTTTATACAAATATATTGCAGGTAAACAATCATTAGTGCGTAGTATGTATAATTATTCTGAAATAAATGTAGAAAATGAGTATATTTTGCCGCATACTACTGTTGCCAGAGTTTTATTCGGTAATTTTTCGTCAACTATTATAACACATGCTTTGCCAGTATCAGTAAAACCCGGATTATGGAAAACGAAATTATTTGTCAAAGCATATAGAAATTATATGTATTATGATTTAAATAAATGTAATGATTTATCTTATCCATTTAAATATTTAATTAATAGGTTAGGAGATTATATCACATTAGATACTATGGTATCAACTTTACAACAAGATAAAGATATTGTTGATAATATTGATAAATTTGATTATGAATCTATGCATGGTAAATTTAGCATTTATTATGATATGTTATCAGACCATTATAAACAAAATTATAATTCTTATTATGAAAATGGTCCTAAATCTTTTTAAATGTATTGCATTTTTTATTTACAAAAATTACTAATAAAATAAGTATGAACCCCTATTATATCCGCAATTAAATGAATAGTTAATCCAGTTAAAAATAATTTAAGCCAGACAAGTTCAATGTTTTTAAATAGAATTATCGAGAGAACAACAAATGAAAGACCTTCTAATAAAGAAAACATAAATAATTGTTTAGGTAATGCAATTGTGTTTGTTTTTAGTTTATTACAATAAAATGTCTGTATACCAGTATAATAACCTAAAAAATGTTTAAAAAATCCGACAATAAAAATTTGTATTTGTAAATTTAAATGTAAATAAGTAAATGGAAAATAAAATAAAAAATAGACAATATTTGTATAAAATCCTATTAATAATGCTTCTATAACTAATTTCATTTTCATATTTTATATATGAAATTATTTATTTATAAATATTTATATATATTATGGAGGAACAAATAATTGATAGGCCCAAAATTGATGTCAAAGCTATTCAAAAAAGATTATTTGATATAATGTGTTCTAATAGTGGAGACTGTATTACATTTGGTCGTTATGTTGAAGAAATTGATGAATTTTTTGAAAATATGGATTTAAAATATTTAATAAGTCCTATAAAAAAAATAGGAAATGAATCACAGAATGGATTTGTAAATGAATTAGTATTTAAAAGAGAGGAATATAAAAGATATTGTATTTTAAAATCTTCTATACACAAGGAAGCAGATAATTTAGCTTATGAATATTACGTAGGTAAAATGTATATTAATAATTTAATTCAAAAACTACCATGTTTTTTAGAAACATATAAAATTTATTTTTATAAAAATACAAATATATATAACAATTTATTAAATAATAAACAAAATTTAGCAGAAACATTACAAAGTGGAGGGTTTTTGCATTTAAATGATACGTTAAATGACTATGTCGTTCAGTCTTGCATTAACCCAACTAAGTTATCAATATTAATTCAACATTTAGAAAAGCCTATGTCATTGGATGATTATATTAGAGATGACGAATGTTCTAATTACATTTTATTAACATTACTTTTACAAATTTATTTACCTTTAGGCAAATTAATGAATGAATTTACACATAATGACTTACATACAAACAATATATTGTTATACAAAGTTCCGAATAACAAATATATTGAGATGACATATAAATTAGAAGATGGCACAGATATTACTTTTAAAACGAAATACATTGCAAAAATAATTGATTATGGTAGATGTTATTTTAAAAAAGGAGATATATCTTCAGAAAAATATATTAATTTAGTTAAAAAATATATGGCTCAAATCAAAGGAAAACCAATTAGATCAATTACAGATGATGATTTAGCATTGGTTGGTTATTCGTTTTTTGAAAATTATTTAAATGAAGATAATTTTTACATAAGTTCATTGACCGGAAATATTTCAAAAGATTTATGGTGCGCTTATATTATTAATGATTATATTATTAAAGAGTTTATTTATGTTGATATAACAAATGAATTTGACAATAAATTTGTGTCGTTATTTAAAAATATTATTGTTGATGCAGTACAAAAATTTTATATGGGTAACCCAATTAAAACAGAAGATTGCAGTAATTTTTCTGTTGACGAAAATTCAAGTTGTAATGTTTTTATGTTTTCAAATAATTTGGTTAAACTATTTAAAGAATTTCAAAATGATATCACAAATGATTTAAATATTGAATTTACCGAATCGATTATGGAAGGTAATATGATAATTTATATGGATTTAACAAAACCCATTGACTATCAATTAACGTATTTAGAAAAAAAAGTAATTGGAGGAAAAAAATACAGAAAGAAAAAATATACGAAATATAAAAATTCCAGAAAATCAAGAAAATCAAGAAAATCAAGAAAATTAAAAAAACGCAATTTTTCTTCATAAAAGATCTTAATCCTTAGTAATTAATCTTGGTGCAACATTCATTGTATTTAATTCTTGAAATAATAGTTTACATGCGTAAGGTATTTCTACATATGCAAACTCATGACTATTATCACAAGTTTTACATTTTCGGATATTTTTTTCTTCGTTATATGCTGCGATAAATCCACACTTTTTACAACAGAATAATGAAAATTTATCTGATACATCATACATTCTTTCTCTTAAAAATCTTGAAGCACCGTGTGATATTATACAATCGCGTTCCATTTCTCCACAACGTAATCCACCCTCTCTTGATCTACCTTCTGCAGGTTGTCTTGTCAGATTTACCATTGGTCCAAATGACCTACTATGGACTTTATCATTTACCATATGTTTAAGACGTTGATAAAAGACTGGACCCATAAAAACACTACATTCGTGTTGTTCTCCAGTTAAACCATTATATAATAATTCATTCCCATTCGCCTCAAATCCGACTTTTAATAATTCTTTACGAATATCATTAATATCAAATTCGCCAAACGCAGTTCCGTCTCCAAATAATCCTAATTGCAATAATACCTTGCCTAATAATGTCTCTTTTAATTGCCCAATTGTCATACGAGACGGTATAGCGTGCGGATTAATAATGATGTCCGGTCTTAATCCACTACTTGTATAAGGCATATCACATTCTGGAATAATGTTACCTACGGTGCCTTTTTGGCCGTGCCGGCTAGAATTGCCAATTATCAAACACGGCGCAAAATTGTGTTCTCGCATATAATAAGTATGTGAACTCGGCATTTCTACACAATATACTTTTCCTTGATAATCAATTAATTTTTCTTCGTTAGATTCATTTACTTTTTTATTAATCCAAGGTTGATTTTGTTTTGTAATTATACTCACTTTATAGTAAGTATGTTGTTGCGTAACTGATATCTCTTGACCGACTCTTGAACCTAAATTACGTTTACCAATTCTGGCTATTCCTGTTGGTTCTTCAGCAATTTTTACAATACCCGAATATCCACAATGCAACGCCAATCTTGTAATATCATTTGCTAATTGTAAACTTATGGTTCCGTATCTATCAAATGTTTCGCCTTTATATTCCATACTTGAACCGTCACCTTGTAAAAGAGCTTCTAATAATATTTTTGATTGACGTTCTGATAAATTCCATACATATTCTGGTAAATATTTGTTTAATGCGCCAACACTCAATTTACAGAAATGTTCATATAAATTTGGATATTTTGAACCAGATATAAAATAATTTCCGGCTTTATGATAAGAATAATTTAAATGCATATTATTAAATATATTTTCATTAAATAAACGTTTTCTTTCTTTAATTGCTGTAATAAATATGCCTTTATTGTGAAAATCAGTTGAACCATCTGCAATAAACATACCCAGTAATTGTAACCAGTCATCCATTTTGTATTTTTCTTCACCAAAATCCATATATTCAACATCTGGATACACATTATTCATTGTTTTTTGAAATCTTACCATTTTACCCATTACATCTTTGGCCTCCATAAATTGATATTCTTTTCCAGAACGTGTTTTTACATATAATCGATGATTTAAAGTACATACTATTTCTACTTGTTTGTTTTTAATAGAATACATTTTATCATTATGTTCGTATTCAAATTTTGCGGTCGGATATTCGTAACACATATTACCATTACTATTTAAAGTAGCCACTTTATGAACTGTTATATCAATATCTTGGATTTCTACCCATCCTTTATCTGTTAAAATTTGTTGTGTCGGAAGAGCACAAAACTTATCGCCAATAACAGGTTTTCTTACTGTTCTTAATCTTACTTTTGCGAAATTATATCCTTCTCCATTTCTGTTCGTATAATTTTTATCGATATAGGTTTCTTCGTTTGTTTTATATATTTTACTTTGATCTTCATACTTGAATATCTTAGTGTGGTCATTTTTATTTTCTTTAATAGGAGTTATTTTAGCTATAATTACGTCTCGATTTTCAATCAACGTATTTTCGGGTATAAATCCCTTTTGATTAACTTTGCCATAATTAGCCATTTTCATACCCCTTGTTTTTGTGCTATCTGGCCTACATCGTATTTCTTCGTCTCCGTTTATTTTTTGTTTGTCTTCGTCTTTTTCAGTATGATAAACGGTTACTAGGGCCATACCACGGTCAATTGACCCTTTGTTTATCAATAAAGAATCTTCCTGATTATATCCGGTATGGGTCATAATCGCTACAATTACTTGTGTTCCAGATGGGATTTTATTTAATTGAATTAAATTCATTATTCGTGTATCAACTAATGGTCTCATCGGATAATTTAATACATAGGCAGTTTTATCCATACGGTTTTCATAATTTGTTACATATACACCCATTGCTTGTTTGCCTTGTGCACATTGGTAAGTATTTCTAGGGGATTGGTTGTTTTCTGGGAACGGAATACAAGACGCTAATACACCAAACATTGTGCTCGGATGAATTTCGCAATGAGTATATTTATAAATATTATGTGGTTCTTTTGATTTTAACGCTAATTCGCGCGGATTAGTTGCTATAAGCGCAAAACTTTGTTCTTCTGGATCAATATATTCTAAAATAGACTCTGTATCGTTATTATTAATTAAAAGTTCATCCCATGTCATTTCCTCTTCATTTAATTTATTGATTATATTTGATGTAATTAATATATTGTTATTTTTAACTTTCAATAGCGGTCTAGTTAGACGACCACTATCATTACATACTCTTATTTCCATCATTTTATAATCAAACACGATAGACGTATATATGTTAATTATTCCCTTATATTTTTTATCTTTTAACATTAAATATAATTCTAGTGGATTTTCCGTTATACCTATCCATGCTCCGTTAATAAATACCTTTACTTTATTAAATAACTCTTTGCTTGTTAATTCTTTTGCTTCTAAATCATTTAAATTAACAATATTTGGCGTAATATATTCGTATAAAGATAAAGAATTAGAATGAATTGTTACATGCGTCATATAACTTAAATTTTTTACGATGCCAACAGATTGACCTTCCGGTGTTTCACATGGACAATTACTCAAAACAAAAGAGGATGCTACAAAAGAATGATTTTCACTTCTAGTAGTAAAGTCATACACTAATTCTGGCTCTATTTCTTTTATATGTGCTATTTTTACACTAACACATCCATTATGAAGAATATTTTCTTTAATAAAATCGTCATAAATAATATCTATAGTAAATCTAGTGTTTAGAGGTTTTCCGTTTTTATTTTTAGATATGACTTTTTGTATTTGATTTTCAGATAAGTTTGTTTTTTCTATTAATTCAGTAATAGTTTTTTTTGTATAATTTTCTAAAATGTATTTATAATGATTATCACGTTCCAATTTATAATATTCTCTTATTTTTAAGAATTCAATGACTGGTGCGGAACTTCTTCTTTTTTCTTCACAATATGTGTAATTTATTACGTCACAATATTTACATAAATTATCTGATGTATTTTCAAAGCATACACAAACAATTGATTTATCATTATCTTGTGTATAAACTTTTAAATAACAATGTATGTTGAATTCTTTAAATATATCTATTATTTGCGTTACATATTCAATTGTATCATTTAAATAAACATTTTGGGTTGTTTGTTTTGTCATACCAATACTAATTTTAAATGTATTTCCATTTTTCTGACATGATAATTTTGACCCATCCCCTCCTTGAATAGCTGATAAAAATTCGCGTTTAATTGATAATTCTGCATTTACTAACCATTTTGGTAATTGTCTTTTTATACTAGTTTTTTTTCCTACAAATGCACCCATTAAATACATAATGTATGCAAACGCACCACTTTTTACAACTTCCCACGTTCTTGATGTAGTTATTCTGCCAGTTTTTTTATCTTCAAATTTAGAAATACGTCTTCTAATACAAACATTGCCAAATCCTAATGTTTTAATATCATCGGCTAATTGATATACATCATACTCTTCACCAACATTGAAAGATGCGCTATAATATAAGTTATCAGTTATTCCTAAATGACCATCTGTATTTAATGCTCCTATTAAACGTGCGATTATTTTTAATTTTAATACTGATATTGGGATATTCAATAAATTACTTTCTAATAATTCCATTTTGTAATAAGGTAATATATCTGAATCTTCTATAACAACACGTGTTTTGTTTTCATCTGGTATATATTTAACTGTATGACGGATGATTAATTTATCATCGGCTGTTAATTTACTAACTTCCTTCATTTCATAATTTCCGTTATCGTTTCTTATTAAAAATGGATGGTCTGCGGTTGTTTTTATTTTTCTTCCACTGATTGTAACTATTTCAAATAATTTATCTGGCATTTTATAAAAGAAATTATACATATCAGAGGGTTCGTCTAATAACGTATCACGATTTATAGTATTAACCCAATTTCCATCTTTAATATCTTTTATTTTTTTTATATCTATTCTATTTGAAAGTAATACATCCGTGTCTCCAGATAAACATAAAAAGCCGAAAGAAGTATTATGTAATTTACGCGGTGGAATTAATTTTCCGCTTTTATCTGTAGGAGTTGAAATACGTCTTGCGTGACTTAAACTTGATACATAATTTAATCTATTTAAAACTTGTGCTACACCTACTTTGTTTGAATTGGTATTTTTAATACCAAAATCGCCGGTTGATAACGCTCGTTTCAATCCATTTTCAATAGTAGGCGAACGAATGATTTTATAAATATTCGTCATATTTATAATATTTGTGTAGTCATCCGTTGATTTCCAAGAACCATTATTTATTTCTCTAATAATTTGTTTTTCCATATCTTTAACTAATTTATTAAAGTAATTTCTATAAAGGTTATTTAATAATGTACCGGTTAAATCAATGCGTTTGTTTAAATAAGAATCTCGGTCATCTTGTTTGACCCCTTGTTCAAAAGATGCTAATAACAATTTATGTGTCATATATCCTAGAAAATATATTTTTTGGATAAGGGTATTACAATGTGGAAATAAATCATTATTTAAAATATCCAAGGTAAATTCATATTTTTTTTTAATACCAGTTTCTTTATCCATATTAATAGGAGTATACATAGCAAATTTAGTAATATATTCGATACATTCTTCTTTTGTTAAATATTTATTTGCGTCAATGATTGATGCTTGTAATGTTTCTAATATTTTTTTATTATTAACGTCGTCAATATTTAGCAGTATTTTTTCACAAATTTCCTTATCCGTGATTACGCCTAAAGCTCTAAATACAATAAATATCGGTATCGGTTGTTTAATACGCGGTAATTGTATGCAAATTGGGTTACCAAATCCGTTATTTTTTGAACTAATCATCATATTAATTTGTTTTTGTGAAATACATTTGAAGTCCGGAACTGATTTAATTTCGGCCATCCAAGTATATTTAGGATTGTTTTTATTTACGTTAAAACAATATACGCGATTTTCGGCTGCTCTTTCTTGGCCTAAAACTGTTTTTTCCGAGCCATTAATAATAAAATACCCACCCGCATCATATTTACATTCACCTGTTTGGGTATTTTCAAAGTGTTTATACTGTGTTAATACACAGATATTTGATTTTAACATTATTGGCAATTTTCCAATAATAATATCCGGTAATTTTTTATGGAATATTTCTGTATTTTCTAAATTTGGACCACTTCGAACTACATATTTAATATTAACGTCAATTGTTGTTGTAGATGCATATGTAAAATTTCTGGATCTTGCTTCTTGAGGAAACATTAATTTAATTGCACCATTATTTTCGTGAATTTGAGGTCTATAAATATGAAAATTATCAAATGTAATATATATTTCTAACGAATATTTTTTTGAGACTGGGTCAAAATCTTGGTCTGAAACAATGTGGACAGGATTAAACATTTCGATTGTTTTTATAATTTGATATCCTACAAAATTATTATATGATTCTAATTGATGTCTAACAAAACGCTCCAAATATTCCCCGCGAAAATAAGTAGATATTATATTCCATGGAGTTTCAATGTAGGTATCCTTTTCAATATCAAATAATTCTTTTGTCATACTATTATTTGATATCATCAATCAGTTATTATTAATCTCAAATTTATTTTTAAATTGTTTTAATAATAATTCATATATTTATAACAAATAAAAACAATATAAATAATTTATATAAAACCTATTATGGAAAAAATTTATCCAAAACAAGTTAATAGCTATAATCAATTTCTTTTAACCTTGGATAATAATAATTCAAATATTGATACAAATATATTTAAACTATCAACTTCTATTGATAATATTACATTTTCTGAATTAATGCCGTTTTTAAATAGTATTAATGCAAGTTTTATTCAAAACGAACATATTTATAATAAATTAGATTATCATTTAATACCTAACCCTAAAAATGATGCAAACTTATTTGATAATACAAATATTATAACTCCATTTACAAATGACATAAAAACTCCTGATAATTGGAAACCTCTTATTAAAAAAGTCGACATTCAACAAAAAATAGAAAATATTAACGATTTGCTTATTATTATTAAAGAAAACCCTCTTGATCCAGATATACAATATAATATTAATCTTAAATTATTACATAATATTAAGGAACCTCTTGAAGAATTAAATAATATGATTGGGATGAAAGATTTAAAAATACAAATTTTGGAACAAATCTTATATTTTATACAGGGTCTTCATATTAATAATGGGTCTGACGGTGATTATTTGCATACAGTTATTTATGGACCGCCTGGTACAGGTAAAACCGAAATTGCTAAAATAATCGGTAAAATATATTGTAATATTGGAATTTTAAATAAAGGGGTATTTAAAAAAGTTACCAGAAGTGACTTAATTGCAGGATATTTGGGACAAACCGCTATTAAAACACGTGACATAATTGAGTCATGTATTGGAGGAGTATTATTTATTGACGAAGTTTATTCTTTAGGCAACTTTGAAGGACAAGATATATTTGCAAAAGAATGTATAGATACTCTTTGTGAGGCACTTAGCAATCATAAAAATAATTTAATGGTTATTATAGCCGGATATGAGGATGAAATTAAAAATTGTTTTTTTTCGTATAACCAAGGATTAGATTCGCGATTTAATTGGAGATTTAAAATTAATCGTTATACCGCAGATGAATTATATCATATTTTCATAAAAAAAATTAATGAAATTGGGTGGTATATCGATAAAAATATTACAGTTAAATGGTTCGATAAAAATTACAGTAATTTTGAATATTTTGGAAGAGATATTGAAACATTATTGTCTAAAACAAAAATCGCACATAGTAAAAGAGTATTTTGTTTGTCACCAGATAAAAAAAAATATATTACTATCGATGATTTAAATGAAGGGTTAAAAATATATCTAAAAAATGAAAATATTAGTAATAGAATTACACATAAACAGTTTAAAAAAGAATTGCAAGCCACATTATATTGTTAATTTATCTTTTGGTTAAACTTTTTTATTTATATTATTATTATTTGATATAAATAAATGTCAAATAAAATTATTTCTATTAATCCTTCTTTATTTAGTATGAATTCTAAAACAAGAAAAAGAAAAGAAAAAACCAACAATAATATAACTCCTATTGTATCACCAAATTTAATTAAAACAAAACTTCTTAAACGAATTAAAGAACATAAAAAAAACGAAGTCGACATAAAAATTAACTCTGATGTTAAAAATGCAGATAATCCTACACCTACTTTTACAGATGAATTTAATGATTCCCTTAATTATTTACAATTGTTAGCAAAACAAAAAAAAGAAAAAGAATTAAAACAAAAACAATATGAAATGTTACAACGAAAAACAGTTAAAAATTATACCCCTTCTCTCCACAGTCCTTACGTAAATATTGATTTACCAGAAGACCTTAAAGAAACTTTTACAGGTGATTTATCTGGAGAGCCTATCGTAATAACAAAAAATGAAGACATTCCTTATGGAATTTTAAAAGGGGGGACTAAACCAACTTATAGTCAATGGAATAAAACGCAAAAAGCCAATGTTTCTTTTCAGACACCGACATCTAATTTATCGGACAGAGAGAAAAGATTAGAATTATTGCGTGATAAAATAAAACAAAAAAAGATGCAATTAAAATCAGATGAATTCAAAGATAGTAACAATATACCCCCTATACAGTCGCCCCCTATACAGTCGTCCCCTATACAGTCGTCCCCTATACAGTCGCCCCCTATACAGTCGCCCCCTATACAGTCGCCCCCTGTACAAACATTTAATATTTCGCAAATGCCCGTTCAAAATCCGCAATCCATTAAGGAAAGTGAACAAACAATTGATAATATTATGTTATCGGAAAATCTAATTAAAAAACCGACAACCGAAGTGAATTCTATTTCATCGGGCGGAGGTATAAGGAAAAAAATTATAAAAAAAACAATTAAAAAAAAATATACTCTAGGTAAGTCCCATATTAAAAGACAAATTGGCGTCTTATTAAAAGATCATGCTACACGTAAAAATGTGATAAACGCACAAAGAGATTTAAAGGGTAAACCGATTCATACTGTTAAAAATTATTTGAGAGAACATAATTTAATTAAAGTTGGTAGTAATGCTCCAAACGACGTAATTCGAAAAATGTATGAAACTGTTATGTTAACAGGAGATGTCAATAATAGTAATGTTGACACATTATTACATAATTTGAAAAATGATACAACAGATAAATAATATACTTTTAAAATATATTATAATAAATAGTTAAATAAGTTTCCTTAAACTATATAAAAGATGTCGTTAATAAAGGAATATTTCTATTTGACAGAAAAATATTTAACTGAATATGGAGAGAAAACAATAGTATTGATGCAAGTAGGCGCTTTTTTTGAAGTATATGGTGTTTACGATGAAAATAAACAAATTATGGATACTACAAAAATTCTTGATTTCTCTCAGATATGTGAATTAATTGTTGTTCCCAAAAAACCTTGTTTATACTGTGATAAAGAGGTTGTTATGGCAGGATTTAAAGAATTATATCTTGATAAATATGTAAAAAAATTATTAGATGCAGGATTTACTGCTGTCGTTTATGTTCAAGACGAACAAGCTAAAAATACTACGCGAAGTTTATTTAATATTTTCTCTCCAGGTACTTATTTTCAAAATGATAGCCCAGTATTAACAAATAATACTACATGTGTATGGATTAAATACATAGACAATAAAATATTTTTAAAAGGTAAACAAGTCATTGTTGGTATCGCGAATATTGATATTTATACTGGTAAAACAACTATTTTTCAATATAAAGAAATGTATTTAAATAACCCAACAACGTATGATGAATTAGAAAGATTTATTTCTATTTATAATCCCAGCGAACTTATATTAATTTCAGATATTCCTTCGGAAAAAGAATTTAATAGCATTATTGATTATGCTGGTATACGTTGTAATTTAATACATAAACATCATTTTCATGAAACTAATACGAATAATAAACAAATATCTATGTTAAAAAACTGTGAAAAACAAATTTATCAAAAAGAAATATTATCACGATTTTATCGGTTTGAAGATTATACGACTTTCTCTCAAAATTTCTATGAAAATGATATTGCTACACAAGCATTTTGCTATCTTTTAGATTTTATTTTTAAACATAACTCACAACTTGTAAATAAAATAGCTGAACCGGTTTTTGAAAATGTCTCTACCAGACTTGTATTAGCAAATCATACATTAAAACAATTAAATATTATTCAAGATAGCACTGTTGAAACTGGTAATAAATCTTGTGTATCTAAAATTCTTAATAAATGTATTACACCCATGGGGAAAAGAAAATTTTTATACAATTTATTAAATCCGACTTACGATGAAAGTTATTTACAAAAAGAATATGATATTACAGAACATTTTATAGAAAAGGTCTTAAAAGATGACACAAATAATGATATAAGAACTTTACTCTTAAATATACGTGACCTTTCTAAATGGGAGAGACAAATGTTTATGAAAAAAATATCACCAAAAGCGTTTTGTAATTTATATGCAAATATGGATATAATTAAAACTATCTATAATAAAATAATATTTGACGAAAAAATTGTATTGTATTTAAGTGAATATATCAGTAAAGTTAACGAAATCCCTGCTTTTTGCGATAATATCCGCACTTTCATTTCAAAATACTTAAATATTGAATTAGCAAAAGAGGTGGAACAAACACAAGATTTTGACATTAACTTTATTAATTCAGGGATTTTTTCGGAATTGGATGAGAGAAATGAAACATATGATATCGCTCAAATGAAACTACAATCTATTAAAAATTATTTTAATTCTTTGGTTGAAGAAAAAGAGAAAGTAAAAAAAAATACAGAATTTGTTAAATTACACGAAACAGATAAACATAATTTTAATTTAATATGCACTAGTAGACGGTGTAATTTACTTAAAGATGCGTTACCTAAGGAAGAAACTACCGTCCAACTGCCATTAGATAAAGAAAACACATTTCACTTTATAGTGTCTAAAACACAATTTATTTTTGGTAAACAGAGTTATAGTGATAAAAATGCAAATTGTTATATTGAAGATACCCAAATTAATACTATTTGCAATAATATTACCAGTATAAAAAATTCAATGAAAGACCTTATTACTTATGAATATAATAAATTTTTAGTCAGTTTTGAGAAATTGTTATTAGACCTAGATATTATTATTCATTTTGTTACTTTAATTGATATTGTATATACAAAGGCAGTTATTGCCAAAACATTCCATTATTGTAAACCAATTATTCAAAATTGTGATAAATCTTTTGTTAAAGTAAAAGGCATACGACATTGTTTAATTGAACAATTTCAGTTGAATGAAATGTATATTACAAATGATATAACATTGGGCGACGGTATTACGGACGGGATCTTACTTTATGGCACAAATGCTGTCGGTAAAACATGTTTGATTAAAGGGTTAGGTATTGCTATTTTAATGGCACAAGCGGGTCTTTATGTTCCGTCCACGGAATTTATATTTAAACCTTATCAACATATTTTTACGCGAATTATCGGTAATGATAATTTATTTAAAGGATTATCTACTTTTGCTGTTGAAATGTCTGAACTACGCACTATTTTACGTCTTGTAAATAAAAATAGTTTAGTGTTAGGAGATGAACTTTGTTCTGGAACAGAAACCATGTCTGCCATTAGTATATTTGTTGCAGGAATACAAGAGTTAACAAAATGTAATAGTAGTTTTATATTTGCAACACATTTGCATGAAATAGTAAAATATGACGAAATTGCTACATTGGATACCGTTAAAATTAAACATATGTCCGTAATATATGACCGAGAGAAAGATCAATTAGTATATGACCGAAAATTACGAGATGGTCCGGGTAATAATATGTATGGATTAGAAGTTTGTAAATCTTTAAGTTTACCAGAACATTTTATTCACAAAGCTTATGAAATAAGACAAAAATATTGTTTAGAAAATCAAAGTTTACTTTCTCTCAAAACATCTCATTATAATTCTAAAAAAATTATTGGATTATGTGAACGATGTGGAGAAAATATTGGTATAGAGACACATCATTTATTACATCAAGCATATGCAGATGAAAATGGTTTTATAATGAAAGATGATATTGTTACTCATAAAAATCATTTAGCAAATTTAATGATTGTATGTTCAAAATGTCATGATGAAATACATATATTATTTAAAAAAGGAAGTAAACGTTTAAAAAAAAATAATGTTTAAAAATATATTAATTATATATGGTAGGCATTAAAAATAGTAGTAAATTTTATAGACGTGGAGTATCTAATTCTAATTTTTTTTTGGTTTAGCAGTTCAAGGTAATTACCCTATTATACAACCTCAATATTTATTCTTGGGGGGCAATCGTACGTTCTACTTATTAATCGTCACATTCATCTCCGTACGTATATTTGTATAACATTTCATTTGCATATTCAGTGTCATTAATATGTAATAATTTATAATTTTTATTAGAATAACAAATATATGGTATATAAAAATTAGTATATTGTTCGTCTAAAATTTCTGTCGTATTATTATACCAAGAATATACCTTATATCCAAACATATCACATATATTATCTATATCAATATTTGCATCAACACAGATTAAATATAAACACCCATTTCCGTCACCACCATCTAATGATGTCCATAATGGCGCATTATTACCTCCTAAAGCCTTATGTAATTCTTTTATTGAACTAGTTTTTGTCCAATCTATATTTCTTTGAATTTGAATAAACTTTACAAGCATTATTATTTATATTTATATTTATATTTAAATTCAATTCAATTTTTTATAATTTTATAAAAGTATCTAAATATTTCTTTTCAAATTACTATAGGAAAGACGATTATGTAAAAAATGAGGTTATTTTATAAAACATTAATCAAACCAACTACTGTCAAAACGTAATAACTGATTTTTTTGATCTAAAACAATTGTTTTATCTTCTACAACTAAGGGAATAGGAGTTACATTTAAACGACGCTCTTCACACATTGTTAAATTAACATCACATATTTCTTCATCATCTGAAGACGATATATAAAAATCATCGTCATCGTACTCCCACCTATATATATTTATTTTATCTACGTAAAATTCTTTTATCTGATTTGTTATTTCTTTTCCGTTATAAAATGAATAGGTAATATTTTTTTCTTCAAAAATATAGACTGAAAACATTTTCATATCAAAATTTATAAATTCATTAGACGTAAAATAATTTTTATAATTGTTATTTGATACTACTCCTATTATACCTAAATCTAATGTATATAAATCTTTATCTTCTTGAATCAATCCATATGCTAAACAGTACCATACATCACGTCTTATCTCAATATCTAAACCTTTATGATTGTTAGATATATGATTTAATTTAATTTTACCATATCGCGTAATATCGTCACAATTTGTTTTATAAATAAAACTAATTTCAGTCATTTTATAATTTATTTTATTTTATAATTTGATTATAAAATATTAATTCATTTCATTTTTTTATATTAATTGTATAATGTATAAATATGTCAAATCTAACAATTTCATATTATTTAGAAAAGTTAATTACAGATCCATCTTTCGTAAATTTACTTGAAACACAGATCAATGATATACTTAAAGATAGCGTAATTAATTCTAATGATATTCCAAAAATTGTTTTAATTGTATTTGAATTGATTGAAAATCACTCTAGTATTGTTATTAAGCAAAATTTATTATCGGATGTAATAAATAATTTAATATTGTTTTTAGTTCGCAAATACAACATAAATATTACGGAAACTGAATTACAACTGATTGATAATATTATAAAAACTTCGTTAAATTTATTATTTACTATTCCGGTATTTAAAAAAGGGTGTTGTTGTTAAAAAATAATATTTAGTATTTATATAAACATGACTTGGCCAAGTTTAACCCCAACATATGGTTTAGGTAGCAGCACCCGCATCGTGGGAGCCACTGCTATTAGTAGTCCGCGTAACAAAATAGGATCAGTGGGAAGAGTATATGCTTATCTTAAAGCACATAATAATCAATTTTACGCACTAAATTATGTTCAAAAATCCATTTATGGACCATATATCATCAAAAACGGAAGATTAGTTTATAATTAGTTGTAAAAATTATCGATTGATATTATAATTTTCTTATATTATAATATAAATGCACAATAAAAAAAGAACTCATAAAATGCATGGAGGGTTTTTAGATGATTTTATATCTAATACAAAAACAGCAATAAGCAATTTTGGTACTACTTTGGCAAACGATAGTGCGTCCGTTTGGGATAAAACTAAAAAAGCTAGTAGTAATGCTTATAATTCTATTGTAGGTACTACCACTTCAAATTATTCAATCACCGGGGGCAGAAAAAGAAAGTCTCGTAGAGTGAAAAGAGGTGGATTAAGTGCTTATTATCCCTTAAATGGAGTAGGTGCAGATGCTGCACCATTTTCAGGTGAAACCGCCCAACCTCATAATTGGGTTGGAGGAAGAAAAACTAGACGACGTCATAAAAAAACCAGATCACATAGAAAATAACGATACTTTTTGTTTTTCTCTCTAACTATTTTGATTTAAATATAACGTATTAAACCATCCACCATAACCGTCTCCTTTTATATATGATTCTAAATCCTCTTCATAAATTACCGGTTCATTTGATATCATTTTATCTATTGAATCAATTATTATATCGCCATACTTAAAATCCTTTATTATTTCTTTAAAAACTTCTCTTTTTTTTTCGTCATGATAATATTTTATAAAAAAATTAAGTATAATTTCATTATCAAAAGATTCAATGTATGAATCCGCATAATTATATATATGAGAATTTGTAAATACAAATCGTATTTTCTTTCCCTCATTATCAATTATTTGTTCGATCATATTTTTAATTAAACTATATTGATATTCTTTAAATTATTTGTATATTATTTGTCCATCAATTTTGCTAATATATATATACCGATCAAGGCTAAACTACTATAATAAATTTGGACCAATGGGTCACTTGACATTTTTATTGGAGCAGCATTATTTGCAACACTCAATTGAAAGGTTTCTTGACACCCCTTGCCGGAAATAGGATTTCTTCTATTTGAAAATATACATGGGTCCATATTTTTTATATCTACTAAAGTCACATAATTTGTTTCTGTTGACTTTACATTATCGACAGATATTGTTTCCATTGTTAATTCTTGGCAATCAGGTACACTACCCGCTAAAAAAGCCTGAGTTATAGCAAATGGATTTAATGCGTTTAAATTACCCATCGCACCTGGTATTAATCCCTTATATTCTGAAAAATTAACTCCTAAACCTTGAGAGATGAATGGTATATTACCGGCTGGTACATTGTCAATATAAATATATCGGTCTACTTGATTTCCTGTCGTAATATCTTTACATTTTGCCCCCGTTTTCAAAAAAAATTTATTTCCTAAAGGGCCACCGGTCGAAGACGCCTTACTGTTTCCTGTAACTAAAACTTCTACATATTGAATTAACCCATTTATGTCACTAGCTAATGCACTTATACTACCTTTATCTGACATTCCAATTTGACTTGGAGACTTTATGTTTTTATAATAAGGATATGCGGGTCCTAATAACTCTCGTTCAACTGCATTGGCATCGTTTAATACATCTTGAAATAAATTAGACATTTACTTAAATTATACAAATATATTTATTTAAGTTAAAGAAAATAAATTTGATGTTAAACTACTTGCCGATTTCACGATGGCAAACTTGTCGACGGGTCAGAACTTATAGCACCTGTAATCACTGGGGGCTGAGTAGTGCCACCTGTTAACTGTGTTGCATATTGTTGTTGGGCCATTACTAAACCATTTACTTGGTCTTGGAGAGAAACATAATTATTGCTTAAATCTTGTACCTCTTTATTTAAACCTAATAATTCGTCTAATTTTTGCTTTAATACTATTATATTTCCGGCATTTTGTTGTGCTAATATCATTACATTAGCGGGATTATTTGTATCATATGGTTTATAATCAGTTAACCCTTCTATAATATTCATATTTTCCAATATTTGATAACTTATTAATATTATAAAAAAAATACACAATAGAGTTATAAATGATAACATTATATTATATAAGTATTTTTATTTAAAAAATGAAATAAATAAAACATATATAAATATGGAAATACCATTATTTTATATTTTATTATATATATACTATAAATGTCAACTGCTTTTTTTCCACAAGGTATGAGGGGGGCTATGCCTGCTTCAGGATATAATCATCATAGTACTTATTTTAATCAACAATATTTACCTTGGAAAGGTACCGGCTCACAAAGTAATCCTGTAGGTATTGCATCAGGACATATTCGACCTTTAACAAATAAAGACCCAGGAAATGTTTTTCAGACTGGTTTCGGATTGGCCAGACCTATTAAACATTTTAGAAAAGGCAGAGTTATTCCTGCAACACCTATAAGTGCTAATAATTTAATTACTAAAGATCCTTATAATCAAAATATACCTATTACAATCGATGAAGCGGCACTTATTAATTATAATATGAATCGATTTGTAGCATCAAGTAAAGGCACATCTCTCGGTGGAGGCTTCGGAGGTTCTGGGTTACTTAATGAATTACAAGATAAACCTGGCGCATACACCGTAAAACAAAATCCGCTTTCTGAATTAAATGAGCCTAAACAATTAGAAATTGATTGTAAAACATGTAATGGTGTTGCACTCATTGTAAACCATTATCCTAATAATTATTATCTAACAGATAATCCTGAAGCTACCACACAAAATCGTGTGTTATGTTGTAACGAAGAATATAAAGCAAAAAGAAGAGCTATTTATGCTAGCACTAATTTAAATAAAAATTATTACACTACTCATAAACAATATTTACAAAATAGGTGTAAGACATACGAACAAAAAGCCTTTAACTTTTTATCATATAAAACATTGAATAATTCTGTCTATCAATCAAACCCATATTATATTTCAGTTGATAATAAAACTGTTAAACCAGGCGCTCCGCTTTCATTAACGAATACTTATTTAGCAAATTGTCAACCAAATGCCGAAATTTATGACGCTACTGAAAATGCTATGATAACTCAAATGCTTTCTATTATGTTAAATAAAGGTATTTTAACACAAGAACAAATTAATTTATTTAATACTCTTAATATTAATACTTTACAAGGGTTTTTTAATTGGTTAAATGGGTTACCTACAGAAGAGAAAAATTTAGCTATTGACGTATTTACAAACTATATTAATAATCCTTATTGGGGTATGCCTTTATCTGGACCTTCTAATCCGTCTGGGTGTCAATTAGTTGTTTATAAGCCAAATAACTATCAATATGCAAAACAGGGGGCGGTGGATAGTTCTACTAGAAACTTAAAATTAAACGTAGATACTATATCGACCAATGCAGCATCTATACAAAATTATAATAACACCGGACAAAAATTAATCACTGCTAATGAATTATATGCAGGTAACGCAAATAATTATGAGAATTTAGTTAAAAATAAATCACCTGGATATAATAACCCCACTATTTATCGTTTTCAAAATAAAAAACTTTGTTATTATAAAACACTTCCCCAATTTCAAGTTCCCGCATCACAACCCAGCCCATATCGTAATTTTCCGAGAAATATTTCAAGTTCTAATCATTTTTCACAATCACCGAATACATATAATACTACGTCAGGTTCAACACCTTATTAATATACATCATCCGTGAGAGAAACATACTCTTTGTTAATAGATAAAAATATATTTGCTTTATCATTAAATTTATTACAAGGAATTTTGTGTTTTTCGCACCAATTCACTGATTTTTGTATATTTATTTTTTTTATAGTTTCTATTTTTTCTCTCTTTTTTTCCTTTAAAATATATATAATTTGATTTAATGCTTCCAATTGTTGTTGACCTATTATTATATTTATTTCATTTAATTTACTCTTAAAATAATAAGGCACATCATAATCTATTATCGAAACTATTTCTTTATTATCCAACTTTTTTAATAAAACAAATAATTTATAATAATTTATTTTATTTTGCTTTATTCTTAAATCCTCGCTAATAAACTTTTTGCATACAATATATTTATCAAAACTTGTTATATTACTCGTATTAGGTTTTATTATATACACCTTTTCATACAACGAACTTAATAAATATATTAATTCTACTATTGGTTTGTAAAATATATGACTTATTTTAATTATAGATACACCATTTATATCTTGGTTTTTTAAAATAATCATTATTATTTCTATTAAACTTATTACATAAATATTTATATTGTCATCAGTTGTTTCATAATACAATAAATCATATTTATTATTTCCCAAATCGTTTATTATCACATCATTAATATTATTAGCCGTTCTAATACAATCTAACGGATTCTCTCTAAGCATCTCAAAACATTCTACTGAATCATTTGCTGTTTTTGATATGTGAAGTGTATTCATCTGTCTGGTTTTAAATAATTCTAATATGTTTAATGTCGAATAGATTTCCAATAAATCATAAAATATATTTGTTTCCGGTTTTAATTTACTTACCGAATATCGTGACCCAGGAACTTTTGAAAATAAATATTCATAAGGATTTATTTGTTTACTTATTTCTTTATATAAATTAAATGAGATGTCTGTTTCGTTTAAATATTCTATTTGTCTTTTTATTTCGTTATGCATTTCATTATAGATTTTATTATAATAAAAAAAAAGACTATCCGATATATAAGGCCGCACAATTGTTTCGTTATTTATGTCGCTTAACGGTTTTATATCAATTATATTATTAGTTTTATGTAATATATAATAACTCATTAGATTACTAATATTATATATTATATAATTTATTTAAGTTTATTTTTTGTTATTCATACTTTATGAAATTATTTAGAGCAACGCGTATTTTAAATGCCGACTTAATCAACAAAAAAAATACGAGTGCTTCCTCCTTAAAGGAGGATAAACTAAATTCTATATAATGGGTTTAACATTTGCTTACTTTATGGTAGATACGCAAATTCCCATCTAATGTTATTTCATTTACTACCTTAATGAAACAACTATTTATTTTTTATTGATTGTTTTATTGGTTTCTTAACCTTTTCCTTAATTATTGTTTTTCTTGTAAATTGTTCTGGTCTCATTTGACTTTCTAAATAACATTTTCCAAGCAATAATATATTTTTACAAGCATTTACATCTCTATTTACGAATATACGACATTTGGTTTCCTCTTTTGGAGTTAGTATTTCGTGGAGTAATTTTTTATGTTTCTTTCTTCTAACACATACATTTTCCATTTCTTTCAAAGTTTTATTGTATAACTTACTGGTATTAAATTCATTTACTTCTACAATATCAAATCTTAATAATAATATTTTTTTCATACCAATATTGGGTGTAGAAATACAACCTTTCATTTGAGTTGTTCTACTATAATCTCCGTGTAAAATAATAATCTTTTTTCCTTGTTTTATTTCTTCTTTGGTAAGATATGTATTTTCAATCTCATTCAATAATTTAACATCACTTTGTTTGGTTCTGATAAATCTACGAAATGCTAATTTACGAAACAAAGGTTTTTGGTAAAATTCTTTTAACTCATTATTTAATATTGTTTTATTTGTTATATAATTTGAATATTTGTCTTGGTTTAGAGTTCTTGAATTGTAATTAGATAATTTTGTTTCTTTCTCAATAATACCATTTTTTTTCTTTTCTTGTAAAATAATGTAATTGCTTCGTTTGGTATATGTTTCAAACCTTCTTCTACAAGCAGTATATTTGAAAAATTTGTTATTCTCATCAATCATCGTAATTGGTCTAATTTTACCAGGGTCTAATGAAACTAGTTTGTGTTTATCCGTTAAATATTCATTACATTTGTCCTTTGATAAATCTTCCAATTTGATAAATTCCATTTCATCATTTATTTTTGGTAATTTATCGCCAAATACTTTATCTTTGTATTTTTTCAAAATAAATAATAGAGAACAACTAAAACCATCAGTAATAATTTGGTTGTAAAAAATATATTCTTTCTGTTTAAAAATAGGTTTCTTTTCCAGTTTCAATATCTTACTCCAAATATGTTTTTGGTATTTCTTTGCGTGTAAAACTAACTCACTTTTATTGTATTGAAATATAGTTTGTTTCTTATCATCAATCAAATCAATAATACCATTAGAGTTTAATGTTATACTTTTTGGGACAATATTATTTCTTTGTGGAATAACTTGGTAAGGTCTTTTACATAATTCTTCTATTTTCTTATTAATATAAAAAGAATATTTGATATATTTTTCTGGATTTGCTTTTACATCATAGGCAACTGATTTATTTATTTTAGTTGGGAATAATAAATGTTTATTTTCTCTAATCCAACTATGGTATTCTTCTTTTGAGTTTTCTATTTTATTATTTATTAAATCACTTTTCAAATCACGAATTTCTTGGTTGAGTTCTTTATAAAGTTCTTTACGCTTTTCCTTATCAGTTTCTTTCTTGATTTCTAATGATTTTGGTTCTTTGAATAAACAATTAATATATTTGAATAAATGCTTTATAAAATGTGTAGATATGTTTGTATTGATACAAGTAATCATTTCATTCGCAGTAATTGCTAATATATGCGTTTTGTTTGAATATGATGGTTTTTTAGTTTCACTTAAAGATACTAATTTAGAAAATTCTTCATTATAAAATTGTTTCATATCTAATTTTCCAGTAGCATTTTTGATATTATCTTCCTTTGTTTTTTGTCCTCTTTTCGTATTTGGGGAACTAATTGTTTTTATTACATCTAAAACAAACTGCTTATTAATAGTAGGCAAATCTTGTTTATTATTAAATTTATTTAATAAATACATACGAATAAACTGATAAGACAAAATAACAATTTCATTCATATCCATAACTGCCTTTTCAATAATAGGATGTAATGTATCATATTTTTTCAAAACACATTTCAAAGGACACTTAATAATCCTATAAACTTGTTCGGAAGGGTCTGGCGGTTTTTCTTCCAATTTCATTTTATAATATATGTAAAGAAAATATTTCTAAATACTTTTCCTAAATAATTATTTATTTAATAAATTTTCCTAAATAATTATTTCTCTTAATTTTGTTCTTCCAATTTCTTTGCCTTTCTTTTTTCATATGCTCGTTTGTTATATTCTTTAATTTGTTCTGGTGTTTTTACATAATTTTTATTATATTCCTTAACCTTTTCAATAATTTTCTCCTTATTTTTTTGATAATATGTTTTTTTATTATAATTTTCAATCTTATATGAGTTTAGTTCTTCAGTTAGTTCATTAATTTTTTCTTGTTTTTTCTGATTATCTGTTAATATTTGTTCTTTTTCAATAATAGATAATTCATATAAACGCTTATAATCAATATTATTTTCCATTTTGTTAATAATTATAACATATTAATATATTTTTAAGTGCGTTAAAAAAAAAATTGAAATATATATTTTATATTAATAAAATAATAACTATTTTACTGTATTATGAATTCTTTAAATAAAACTAAAATAACTTATGAATGCAATAAATGTAATAAAATATTTAGTGATAAGAGTAAATATTCAAATCATATGAATAGAAAAACATCTTGCGTTTATATAAAATTAACAGAAATAAATGAATTAGTTGGTGAGGACAGAACTTTTGGAGGGAATGATTTGTTTATTGATTTAATCCCTAAAAGTTGTTGGTTTACAAATGTTAGAACAAGTATAAAGGGCAGTAGTTGGGATAAATTGAGAAAATTTATATATGAACGTGTAAATTATAAATGCGAATGTTGTAATTTAGACACAAAAAATAGTTCTATTAAATTAGAAGCACATGAAAGATGGAGTTATGATACAGAAAGAAAAACTCAAAAATTAATGCGTATTATAGCATTATGTGAAAAATGTCATCTTGTAACTCATTTTGGAAGAGCACAAATTATTGGTTGTGAAAATGAAGCAAGAGAACATTTAATTAATGTAAGAAAATTTAATACTGAAGAAATTGAAGAGCATATACAAAACGCATACAAGATTTGGAGAGAACGAAATAAATTTAAATGGATATTAGATTTAGAATTAATTGAAAAAAACAATATAGAATTAGTTAAAAAATATTCAAATGTTGATAGAAATGAAATAAGTAATAAACATATTGAAAAATGCAATAATAATAGCATTGAACCAAAACCCTCAATGAAAATAATACGATTAAATATAGACCCACAATCTGACGATTATGATGAAAATGGTGACCATTTAAACAATGATGAAGATTGTTGTGATTATTTACAATTTGGATATGGAAAACCTTCAAAATATATGGAATATTTTGAATGTGATAATTGTAATATATTGTTTATTATCACAAGTTCAATAGGAAGAGACGCTGATGGAGATTATAATTATTCACAGGGGTTTACATATAATTGTAAAAAATGTAATTCTAATTTACATAGAAAAGCACATAAATATGAAAACGAATGTTTAATATATGATAATAAATAATAAAATTATAATATAAAATGACTAAACAATTTACACCAGATTTGAAGTTGAAAGCAGTTAATTATTATCATAAAATAAATAATTATGTTAAGGTATGTGAAGTTTTTGAATGTAGTGAAAGAAGTTTGAAAAGATGGGTTGAAAGATATGATAAAAGTAAAAATGTGAATAAAAAAACAAGAAAATTAGGGTCTTACAAGTTAGAAAAACAACATATACAATTTATCAAAGAAACCTTACGAAAACATAGCGATATACAAATGAATTTTTTACACGAATTACTCAAAACAAAATTTCCAAAATTAGATATATCACGACAATATTTATCAGATATTATTAGAGATAATAATATTACCAGAAAGAGAGCAACTTTCAAACATTTTCCAAAAACTTATAGAGGCAATATTAGAGATGAAAAACAAGAACTAAAAGAGTTTTTTGATGTAATAAGTAAATTCAAGTTAGAAGACATAATTTCTATTGATGAAACTTCTGTTAGCACATCACTTACACATAACTATTGTAGAGCATTTTTAGGCGATAGATGTGTAAAGAAAACAACAAATAATGAAGTATTCAAAAAATATTCTTTGGTAGTAGCAATAAATAATAAAAAATGTATAGCATCTGAATTATACCAAAATGGAGCAGTAAATTCAGAAAGATTTAATGATTTCTTGAAGAAGATATGTAATAAAGTAAAAGGTAAATTATTTGTTTTAGACAACGGACAAATACATAAAAAGGAAACTACCAAACAAATAATAAAAGAAAGTGGAAATTATTTAGTTTATACTTGTCCTTATCATCCAAGATTGAATAGTATAGAGCAGTTTTTTAACCAGATGAAACATTATGTAAAATTAGATAAACCAAATACATTTATAAAATTAGAAAAAAGTGTAAAAACATCAATAAACAAAATAAAAGAAGAAAATTATAAAAATTACTTTATTTATGCTTATAATAAAGATTACTATAAAAATAAAACAAATAAAAAGAAATATAACAAAAGAAGAACATTAAAGATTTATAAGGACTAATAAGGACTAATAAAGGTCGGCATTTAAAATACGCGTTGCTCTAAATCGTTTAAATCTCATCTGACGCATCTATTTCAGAAACTAACTGTAGTTTTTTATTTAATTTTTTTATTTTTGGTTTAACTTTGTTTGTTTCACTTTTAGCTACCTTTATCGCCTTTTTTTCTT